AGAGAAAGTTCATACTGCACCTTATATCCCGGAAACCTGCCGGAAGCATGGAAAGATACTCCGATGAAATACTCGGCGCTGGAAATTTTGGCGGAGAATAGACCGAGTGAACAGATACATTATGCAAAGGCAATCAACAGATACAGGGAGTTTCCGCAGCTTGAATGGTTTATAAAAATGGGATTGTATAAACTGGCCGCGCATCTAATTAATGAGTATCACGATGGTGCCTTTGGATATGAAAGCCGGAATGGGGTCAGGGGACTTAGAAAAAATGGAAAAACAATATTTGGAATCCTTGGCCTTACAAAGGAGAACACACGAGTACTGCAGTCTATTGATGGAAATATCGACGAGCTGAGATTATTGCAGGAAGCACAAAGTTCTGGATACAACCTGAAAGCGGAAGAATTGGAACGGTTCTATAAACTCTTTGGATGCAATACAACGCTGATACGAAAAGAAAACAGACATTCAACGATTCATAAGATCTGCAGATATATCGAGCGTGAAGGTTCCGATTATCGAGTAGGAGAGCGTGGAGGGTGTTGGAGATATTCTTATATGCAGCACAAAGAAAGACCGGATATCAGGGAAGAACGTTTGCAGAATTGCGCCAAGGACTGGTTGGATTATCTGGCTTGGTGTAAAGAACTGAAATATGACCTCACCAATATGTTCTTCTATTTCCCGAAGAATTTCAAAAAAGTTCATGACAGGACAGCTGCGGAATATCAGGCAGTACAAGATAAAAAGGCCGCAGAAAAGAAACGTCGGGAAGAAGAACGGATAAAGCGAGAGGCTGAGGTCATGAAAAAACTTCTGGAGGAAATGCTCAAAGAGAATGCCGGCATAGATAACGCTTTCCTGATAAAAGGAAAAGGATTGATATTGAGAGTGCCAAGAGATGCACAGGAAATCAAGAATGAAGGAGCTGCTCTCCACCATTGCGTTGGAACTTACGTTGACCGAGTGGCCAAAGGGCAGACGCACATCTTCTTTGTGCGCAGAGTGGAAGAACCTGATACACCATATTTCACAATGGAATATAACAATGGTC